TGCCACCGGGTATTGGAGCGCACAAGCCCGGCCTTCAGCCGAGTCTTCGCTAATGTCGAGAATGCGCTGGCTGCCTAAACGGCCGAGCGCAAGGTTGCAAATGGTTGTCTCACCCGTAGGCATGGTATTTAGCAACCCGCCCCTCCCTCGAATGAGCAACGAGGGAGAGGCTTACCCGCTGGGCTGCCAAGAGCGGGGTTTCTGGTTAAGCCATCCTGTATTCGAGATGGTGGACGATCTTCTTGCCTGCCGTCATCGGGAACGTCCCCGCCAGCGTGCCGGTAATGACGTTGCTTGTGGACAACATCACGTAGCGCGTCAGCAAGAGTGCCACCAATGTGGTCGGGAAGATCGGAATCGTGGAGGCTGCCGTCAGCGCAATGTCCACCGTCGCATAGCGAGCCGCGTCGAGCGCGTCGCCAATTGAGGTGTAAACAACCGCGGTCCCACCGACACCATCCGTGAAAAACCAGCACTTCTCGGGAAGCAATATTGCCCCTGCGGGAAGCCTGGCAATTTGGATGACATCGGTCGCGACCTCAGTGACCCCTGTCGTGTAAATCGCCTCGCACATGCGGATGTCACCCGACACTCGCTGCCCTTCGATTCGATTTCTCACGCTTGTGGAACTTTGGCCGGTGTAAACGTCTGTAGAGAATAGAGCCATATAATTGCCTTTCTAGGGTTATTGGGTTACGGCGACTCGTCGCAGGCGATCTCGACAACCTTGACCTCTTCGGTCCTGGTTGCCCCAACCGCGCAAACGCTTCGGATTTGCAGCGCGTGCTGCTTGTCCACACGCTTGTCGATATGAACCTGCCGGCCGCTGTCGGCCAACTTGATACCCGATCGCACCCAAGCCACAATATTGCGGACGTCGGTGCCAGCATTGTAAGCAAAGAATGCCTTGCTCACGCGCCGGAACTTGAATCCCATGTAGCTGTCCACCTTGCCCTCGACCAGCGCCTTGACAGTGTTGAAGTCGCTCGACGTAACCTCGGTCGTGCGAAGTAGATCCTGTAGCTGCTTGCTCGATACCGCAATCACACGCATTTCCTCGTCGTCAACCTCGGCGTCGTCGAAGAGAAACTTCGTTTGCCTCAGCTTGCCGATTGTGAGCCCGCTGTTCGCGGGGGCGCCCGTCTCGACAAAGTTCACCGCAATTTTCTGCCCCGCTGGGAGCACTGTCGCGGTTGTTCCTGTCTCGCCGGTGAACGCTGTCCCGACCGCCGCCTCGATGATCGTGCGATCAATGAGCCGATTGTATCCGTATCCATGCGCCTGCACAGTGTCGGACTGCGGCAGAACCACGTCGCCGAGAAATGTCTCGTCCCACTCGTCGAAGAGTGAAGCGAGATCGTGCGGGAATGGCCGGAGCCATCTCTTAGCCAAAGGGCTATCGGTTATGCGGGTTTCCCCCGCCCGTGTGGTTACGCTTTGGAAATCGACTTGCCCCATTTGGTTGAAGCTCTTCTCTTTCCCGCGAACGCTATCCACCTGAACGTATTCGCGCACCTTCGCTAGCTTTTGCTGGCAAAGGTGACTCCAATTTGCATCGAATTCCGTAGTGAAGTGCTCCGGAATCTGCACCATAGCAGGCATAGAATTTTGTCCTCCTTGAAGGTTGTTGTGAGTTTCTAGAATTGCTCCAAGGCTGACGGACTGCCGCTTTCGCGATCCCGTCTTGGGGGTTGCCTTGAAGCAGACTCACGGAGGAGCTACCTGCTTCGCGTCTAACGAATGTCGATTAAGCCATCTTGCGGAGTTGTCAAAAGAAAACCCCGAGCCTCTTGCGAGAACTCGGGGCTTTAGGCCTTGCCGGTCGTTCGATTATAAACGTTGCCGCTTGGAAAAATCCAAGTGCCTAAGGGGAAGTTATTTCTTAGTGCCTTGCATCCGATAGCTGCGGACCATCGCCACGGTGGCAGGATCGCCTTCCTGGTATTTCTTATAGAGCGGATGGTCGGGATTTGTCTGGATCTCGCTTGCTAGCGCTGGCCCGCTGTTCACCGCGCTCAATCCTCCTGTCGCTCCCACGAGCTTGTCCTCGGAGATCATGTCGGCCAGGCGAACGAACCCCGCTACGACCTCTGGGTCGCGGAATCCCTTCCTCGCCGGGTCCACGCCAACGAGCGCCGCTGCCCGCTGCGCCTTTAGGATATTCCTCTCGAAGTTGTCGCGCCATAGGGTCTGGAGGGTTGTGGTGCCCTCTCGGATCTCCTGAACCGCGTTCGCTTGGGCCATGTCGATGGCGTATTTGCCCTTCATCGACTCAAGTTTCGCGAACTCTGTCGTCAGCTCCCGGAGTGCTGCTTGGCTGACGTTGTGCTTGTGCGCAACGGCTAGGAATGGCTTGGCAATGTCGTCGCTCCATTGCATTCCCTCGGGAAGAGCCTCGGGCTTGACCTGGTAGCCTTCCGGTGTCTCCGGAACTCCAACCGCTTTACGGAAGTCTGCCACCTCCTGCGAGCTGCTCTTGTCGTTCGGAATGAACACGCCCTTACGGCCGATTAGCTTCTGTGCGTTCGCGTGCTCTGTCGCTAGCCCCTCGACGTTCTTGTGACGCGCCAGCGAAACGTGCATCTCCTCGGGAAACCGGCGATACCATCCTTCGCGAAAGCTGCCGTCCTCGTTGATCCAATCATCTCCGAGGGCGCCAGGCTGCGGGGCTGGAGGCGGCGAGGGCTCAGGGATGAGGCTTGGCGCGGGTTGTCCTCCCTCCGGCGTTACTGGCGCGGTCGGGGGGGTTGGACTCGAAGGAGGATCGGCCACCGCTGAGCCTGTCCCTGATCCTCCAGCCTCCCCGTTGTCTGGTATAAAAAGCTTCATAGATCCCTAAAGTTACGCGGCGCCCTGCCGGAGTCGTCTGTCTGGCTCAGCTTAATGCCGTCAGGGTCAGCAGGGAACGTCGCGGGATTCGCGCCTGCTGGCAGCGGAACGTACGGCCGTTCCTTACGGCGATCCTCAAGGTGCGTCTTGCGCCCGGCATAGCGGCGCTTGTATTCTTCCGGCGCGTTCTTGTGATACCACTCGACGACTTCGGGTGTCTTGTCGCCCTGCGAAGGCTCTTCGAGCGATTGCGGGTGCAGCGGGACAGGCGCATCTTTCTTGACTTCATGCGCGACCCCAAGCGCGGCCTCTGCTTGCTGCAATATTGCTTTAGCCGCAAGGATCTGCTCCATCGTGACGGTTGGTCTAGGCGGCATCACAATCGGAGGCGTCAGTGGTGGCGGCGCTATCCTGGTATATTGTGCGCGCTTACGCCTGGCCTTCTTGCGCGGCGGCGGCACTGGAATTGAGTCGCTTGTCGGGTTAACGTATTCGTCTGTCGTTCCTAGTTCTGGTTCACTCATTTTATTACTTTGGGTTTTACTTCTACGTTAGCATCCCCTTGGCAAGGACGCCTCAGTTGTTTGAAAATGTAGAGCAGGACTCCGCGTTGTCCGTCCCTAATTGCTGCCGCGGTCGCGTTGTATCCCGTCGCCTGCTCGAAAGCTGGCTGTGACATTCGGAACGCATGGTCGAGGTCAGTAATGACGATCTGCCCGTCCTCGCTCTTGAATAAGCGGTGATAGGCGTTGACGGCGATCTGCTCGTCCTTGGCCTTCTTCTCGGCTGCGGCTTTCCTCTGCCTGTCGATTTCGAATACGTCGTGTGGGTTCACTTCTTTGAAAAATGGTAACCAAAGGACAGAATCGCGAGCTGTGGCCAAAAGAACACCGCAATCATGACCCAGAACCAAAAACTGGCCCATGCGTAAGCGACCCGCGCGGGCAACGGGTCGCGCATGTATCGCGGCTCTCTGCTCAAATGTCGATAGTCTTGACTGTCGCGGTCGTTAGCGAGATGGGGAGCACGACCGGCGCGTCAACGTCTTTTGTGCGTTGCGTTTTGGCAGACACGATGACGTGCGCCCGGCTCACTCGGTGTTCCTTCGCCTCTCCGCTTGCCTCTTTAGCAGAGTGCTTCTTCATATTCGTCAACCTCATCGATCTCTTCGGGTTGCAGTTCGGCTGGGTTTTCTTTTACCGGCCACCCTGCAAAGCGATGCCATTGATCACCGCTTGGCGCATCGCCGTGCTGCGCGACGTAACGCAACCGCTCGGCGGCAAGCCTTGGGTCGTTCGGCCATGTTGCCCCGAAGCAGAAATCCGATGTCGGAGTGCTCGGGTCGATGCCGAACATTCGCCGCGTTGAGCCTTGAACCCACTGGTAATTGAAGTTTCCGGTCCTGTTCTCGATTAAGCGCAAGCTCTGTCCGATTACGCAATCGCAATAGGCGCGCATGTCGAATTTCCCGACCTTCCCGCTTTCGAGATGGTCGGCCATCTTGAGTAAGTTTTCCTTGTTCATTTTGTCTTTCCTTTTTGTTGTTGCCCGCCCATCGCCCCTGATAATGCGCTACCCACTAGTGAATCTTGCTTGACGCCTCCCACTTTACCGGCCGCGTCGGCCATCATCGCCATACTCTGCATTTTCTCCATCTCGGCTTGCTGCTTGGCACGGCTCTCGCGGATCTCCTTCATCTGCTCCTCGTCCATTAGCCAGTCGGCGGGTAGCCCGGTATTGCGCGAGGTGTCGCGAGCCATGCGGTCGAAGTTCCAGTTGTCGAGGATCTCTGGCTTGACCTCGGCGATCGGCGACCACATTTCGAAGACACGACCGAGAGAGGCGTTCTCGAGCGACTTGATCGCAAGAGCAATACGGCTTGAGTAGGTGACCTCAGGCTCGGGAATGTAAACACCGGTCTGATCCTGCTGTATGAGTTGCCGAGGGGGAGGCGGAAACATCCCTGCGCGCAATATGAGTTTGAAGACCCTGCGTAATACCGGGTTGAGCGCCTCGTTCGTAAACGTTGCAAACGTAGGGGAGAATTGCGCTAGCTTTTCTCCTGCCCGCTCGGCTATCTCACGGGCGGTCATTTGCTTGTCAAGCTGCCCCTCGGCGAACATGCGGAAAAGGTCGACGTGGAATACTTCGCGGATCGCCTTCCGCTTCTGTTCTACGCGGTCGAGCCCGACGTCATACTTGCCACCCGTGAGCCACTCGCTGGGCTTGGCGTTAGGGTTGGACGAATCGAAGGTTGTTGCTCCCCCAGCCCTTAGGTCAACCTCGTCCTTGTGCGTGTCAGGTATAAGGAACCTAGGGAATGCGGTTACTTCCGCAAGCGAGTCCAGTTGCTTCTGCAGGAAGTTGAGCTGCCGGGCATCGGGAAGCGCGACCGCCGCAGGACACCATCCATAAACAGCACCGGGCTTGCAGTCCCAGGGCAGATAGCGGCTAACGAAGAATGGTTGCTCTTCATACCCTGAGACGCGGACGACTTTCTTGTCCTTTTTTTCGATATAGACCGAGGCGAAAGGCTTGTTCTCGCCGTCGCGCTTCCCGTATTCAACCTCGTCGGCTGCGCGGGGAAATAGCTGGTGAATAAAGGCAAACTCCTTTTCTCGCATCTTCCCAGTCGGGTCATCGAAAGCCTTTAGGATCTCGGAGCTTAGTGACTCGCGGCCGAACCACTGTATGGCCTGGCGCGCAGTGATCTCGAACTCGCGAGTGAGTGTGTCGACGTGCCCTTCGTCATCCTCGGCGATCGCATAGGTGCCGATCGGGAACTTGCTGAAATTTAGCAGCTCGCGGCGACCGGGTTCGACTTGGAACGCCGCAGTTCCAAATCCTCCCCTGTCGAGATAGACCTGGTGGATGATCGAATAAAAGTTGCCTCGCGCCATCTCAAGCGCCGCGATCTCGCTACACTTTTTGTACCACTGCTCGATGATGTCCACTCCCTTGAGTTGGGCCATTGGATCGAACGTGAACCACCTCGAGCCGTGTGGGGTCATTGAGTCGAGCGACCCATTTGCGAGGATCATGTTTGCCTGAACCGCCGTGCTATCGAAGAGGATTATGTTCCGCTCAGGCAGGCTTTGCTTCCCGGTTATGTCCCGACTCCGCGGCATTACGTAGTCGCCGAGTTCTTGCCACCAGCTATCCCAAGGCTGCCGCTTCTCGACGAGGTCTTGATGTCGCGAGTGGACGTATAGGCCAAGCTCTATGGGGTTGAGTTTCATTCGAGTGTCATCGTGCGATTGCCCTGGCTGCTCCCGCTCCTTGTCCGACAGCCCCACTCAGAACTCCGCCTGTGACGGCGCCCCACACTATCGGCTGCACGATAGCGCGGCCGAATGCGGCAGCTCCGGCCCAGTGCTCCCTTACGGCCGTGCTGTGGTTGATGCCGCTAGCGGCCCTCACTGCTACGTATCTGGTTTGGATTATTGTGTCGCCATAGAAATCTGCCTGGGAATCAAACACCTTGAACGAAGCCGCTCGAGGATTCCCTTTGCTGTCTGACGTCCTATGCACCTCGAAGATTTTGGTTGATGGCGACATTGCCGAGCATGAGCAAAGAAAAAGACAGGGGATTAGGAACTTCATTTGCCCATTGATCGGTAACCGACGAAATCGAGATGCGCGACTTGGAACCCGAGTTTCCTCACGATCCCGTTCAGGCGATAAAGGCATGTTTGCGTCCTGGCTTTGACCGCCGTGGGATCTTCAAAGTATTCGTGCATAGGGGATGCTGATTCTTCTACTGGCTGGATCCACTCGTGAACGGTGCCGATGTCGCAAAGCTCGTCAGATATGACAAGCGTCCCGCCATCGTTCGGCCCACCATAGAA